CATGTGTTGAGGCACCAAAGAGCATCTGAATGCTTTGTTGGAGTTAATGCAACATCACATGAATGGGAAGAGTTGCATGATTATTTAACCAATAATGGAGAACATACACAATTTATTTGTGGAGATTTTTCAGGTTATGATACACAATTACCTAGTGCATTGATGGATAAAGCAGCAGCTATTATTATGAAGATTTATAAAGATTTTGGTGCTAGTGATAGCGATCTTGAATATCTTCGTGGCGCTTTGTCATCCGTTGTTTCTCCCGTTATGATTTGGGAGGGTAATCTTTTGCAATTTACCAGTGGGCAACCATCTGGTCAACCTCTTACGGTTGAAATGAATTCAATTATTAATTCAATCTTAATGAGGATGGCATTTTATATCATTATGGACGAGCATTATCCTCACATTAAAAATCCTAAATTTAGAGATTATGTGAGATTAGCTGTTTATGGTGATGATAATGTCATGGGAGTACATAAAAGTATCCCTATGTTTAACCATACGAATTTGCAAAAGTTGTTTGGAAAATGGGGAATTAAGTATACCATGGCAGATAAGAATGCCGATTCTGTACCTTATCAAACAATTGATGAGGTCAGTTTTCTTAAGCGTAGCTTTAAATACCATGAACAATTGCAAGCGATTGTTGCTCCTATCGAGCGAGAATCGATTGTGAAAAAGTATTATTGGTGGACTAGGCCTAAGAATACCCCTTTAACATTTCCTGAACAGTTTGTTGCATTAAGCGACTCTCAATTGAGAGAAGCATATTTGCATGGTGAGGAATTTTATAATGATTTTGTTTCTAAATTACGTAAAGTGATGGAAGGTTCAAAGGATCAACCTGAGGATTTCCATTTGGAATGGAATCTTATTATTCCTCCTACTTGTGCGGCTATGAAGGATGCGTTAATTGGGGCATACCATGTTGTGGAAGATGGTATGATTGTTGGATCTCGTAAAAGATTCCAGCAATAATTTGTTTCCACTTTTGAGTGTGGTGAGCTCTTAAATCTACCCGGAGGCGATAGCATCGTCGTCGTTAGTTTACGAATAAGCCAAAATGCAATACGTCAAAGATATTTAGCATATAATTTAAAGTTGTATATCCTTTAATTGTGTGTACACTGGGCGTATCGGAATCGTAATGATTATGTGTATTTACACATGGACTTAGATG